CCAGTACAGCGATACGATCGACCTGAACATCATCAACGAAGGCGTGGGCATCGCCAGCCAGTTCGTGCAGAACGCGCGGGTGAACGCCTTCCAGGCGGCGCAGTCGGTGGATCGGCTGGCGCGCAACGCGCTGTTCAATGCCTACCTGGGCGGCAATACGCGGGTGCGTACGACCTTGGGTGCACCGGCCGCCAGCGTGGCGGTGGATGATGTGCGCGGCTTCCTGTTCGCGCCACAGAATGGCGTGATGCAGGCGGTGAGCGCGGGCAATACGGCGACGGTATTGATCGCGGGCGACAGCTATACGCTGGTCGGTGTGACGCCCGATGCGACGAATGTGTCGACGGCCCCCGGTGGCATCTCGGGCGTGCTGACCTTCTCCGGCAATGTGACGGTCGCCGACGGTACGGCGGGCAACGCGGTGGTGCATTACAACGCGCCGACCATCCTGCGCGCCAATAGCCGTAGCACGACGGCCGGCCTGGTGACGGGCGATATCCTGACCATGGGCCTGTTGCTGGATGCGCAGGCGCAGCTGCGCAACAACGCGCCCATCCTGGCCGATGAGCGCATGGTCTGCTACCTGGACAACAAATCCATGCGCCAGCTGTTCGCGGACCAGGATTTCAAGCTGCTGTACCAGGGCCAGTATGGTTCCGACACCTATCGCAACGGTACGGTGTTCAGCCTCTTGGGCATCGAGTTCGTGCCAACCACGGAAGCCTTCGTGCAGCCCATGGGCGGCATCAATGTGCGCCGCCCCATCTTGTGCATTCCCGGTGCCTTGGTGGAAGCGGACTTCCAGAACACGGGCAAGCTGTTCGAGAACGAGTCGCAGATCGTGACGGTGAGCGAGGGCATTGCGCAGGTGACGCGCCCGCCGCTGGATCGCCTGGGCCAGATCATCGCGCAGTCCTGGTACTACATTGGCGGCTTTGTGGCGCCGACGGATGTGACGGCGAACCAGAACATCATTCCGACGGCTTCCAATGCTTACCTGAAGCGTGCGGTGGTGTTGGAGACGGCGGGTTGATGTTGGTGAGGTTCGTTTTATAGAAGGGCGGGGCGCCTTTTGACGTGTGCGGATGTTCAGTCATTCCATGCGTCGGAAGGCGCTTCGCTTTTCCGACCTACGTGATTTGACGGAAGGAGCGGGCGATGCTGACAGACCAGCAGCGCATCGATGTGCGCCGCTTTTGCGGCTATCCGGTGTTCGGCGGGGTGCCGGTGCAGGCGTTCGGGCAGCGGTTCTTTACCTGGTATGGGACGCTGGAGTTTCGCATAAGCAATCTGGACCCGAATGAGGAGGGGGTGTTGATCAGCAACTACCTGAGCAACCTCTATCCGCTGGAGCAGGCGATTGCCGGGGCGGGGGGGAATCTGGATACGCAGGAGGCAGCCGTGTGGAAGCATAACCCGCGTGAGTTGGACGACCGCATACGGCTGTACGACTGGTGGCGCCGGGCCTTGTGCGATTTCCTGGGGGTGCCGCCGGGGCCGAATTTCCATGCGGCGGGTGCCGGCGTGTCGGTGGTGGTGTAGATGGACGGCGCGACTTTGCAGGCGAAGCTGTACGGCGGCTATGCCAAGGCAGCGAAGCGTATCGGGCTGCCGTTTGCGCAGTACCGGCCGCAGGCGGCGTTGCAGCCGGCCCTATCGAGCGCCAACGGCGTGCAGACCCTGCTGGCGAGTTTCAATGCGGAAGACATGGGCTACCGGCATCCGCGAGGCTATGCGCGGGTTGGTTGGTATTGCGTGGCGGACGGTGGGCAGTTGCAGGCAGGGGATTATCTGAGCGGCAACGGCTACACCTATTTTATCGCCGCCATGGAGCCGCTCTTGCCCATCCTGGCTGTGCGGTGCAATCGCGTGTTGAGCGTGTTCCGGCCGCAGCAGCAGGCGGGCGTGGGGGCCGTGGGATATGGCGGAATGACGGCCGGTAATGAGATGCCGCGCCTTACGCAGTTTCCCGCGTCCATCCTGCTTGGGACCAAGGGAGAGCATTCGCTGGTGGACTTGCCGGGCGATGTGCGTTCGCCCTGGTGGGCGATCCTGCTGCCGAATCTGCCTGGCGGTGTGACGCTGCGCAGTGGCGACCTGATGCAGGACGATCTGGGGCGGCGCTTTGTGGTGAGCAGCGCCGAGCAATCGGCGCTGGGGTGGCGGGTGGGGGCGATGGAGGCGGAGACGTGATGCGGCGTGAAATGTGAAACGTGAGGCGTCATCGGACGTACCACGTTTCACTGATGCCGCGCAGCGGCGAGTCACATTTCACGTTTCACGGTATTTAGAAAATTGTCAGTTGAATTGAAAGGATAGGCTATGCAGCACAATAACCAGATTTCTCGTACTACCGCAGCGCATGACACCGAAATGCTATCGATAACGGATGCGAAAGGCCGCGTGCTGAAAATCAAGGCGCCAGATATTGTGGCGCAGGCGCGCTTTGAGCGTGTTTTTGGCGGCGAGAATATGAAGTATCGCCTGATCATGGGCGCATTGAATTGGTTGCGCGCTATCGACGGCGAAACGATCGTGCAGCCCACGTCTCTTTTGGCCTATGAGGCGCTGCTGCAGCGTGTGGGCGAGAAGGCGCTGGGCGCAATTATCGAGCGCATTGGGAAGATGCGCGATGACGAAGCGAAAGCCGTCGAGTCGGGATCAGTGACGGCTTAGTAGGTTTCGCTGCAGCAGGCGGTTTAGGGAGCCTCTGATTAAGTACCCGGGATCGCGTTTGCCCGGATTTTGGCCTGATGCAAGGCGAAAGGAGCGCGGTGTAACGGGTTACATAAGCGACTTTCAACGCGGCAGCAGGCCAAAATCCGGGCAAACCCTCCGGGCTGGGTCGATTCTTGGGGCAATACTGCGTCACAACTCTCTGACATAACCCGTTATGCGGCGTTCGTTTCGCCTTCGTCTTGCCCCAAGACTCGGCCCAGCGCGACCCGGGTACTTAATCAGAGGCTCCCTAGCCGCTTGCTGCAGACTGGTCATTCATAAAATTCCGCCAGGTTTGTATTCGATTCAGCCATTTGCTTGGTTAGGTCTACTAATTCCGGACTTTCTAATGATTCATTGGCAATCTTCATGGCGAAACCATTGTTTTCGGCAGGGAGTAGCGTAAATTTGACTGGATAAGGGCCAACGGTAAAGGTCTTCTTGGGAAATTTATAAGCTATGGTTATGTTCGCGCTGCAAACGTGCACCTTTGATGTTGGATCGTATGAAACTTGATAGAAATCATTGGCTTTGTATTGGAATTTGTTGCGTACCTTTTCTATGAAAGCATCGGAGGGTTGTTGATCGTTATCACGTTTGTTTGGGTTGGATCGGAAAAAAGCGATGGCGTCGACCTTGCCCTCCAACTCAAAGAGAGTCGACTTGGTGTCGTCCGACCAACAACGACTAGGGGCGGTCCAGTCGGTATCAGATTCACAACCCGACAATGATGCAATCAGGATAGTAGTTGCAACAAATCGAAAGGTAATGGGCATAGCACGGTACTCGAATATGGGCCAAATAAACGGAGCGGATAATGGCGGAAAAGAAAGAAGGAATCAAGGACAGGGCTGGGGAAGTGAAGGAATGGGCCGAGAAGGCAAACGAGGTGGGCGATCGGCTTGGTGAGATGAACGATGCCTCCATCGCACTCAAGCGGCTGGAGTGGCGCCTGATGTCGCTGGGCGTGTCGGCTGCCGACATGAAGCTGTTCGACGCACTCGCGCATTCCGACCCCAAGCGCAATCCCATTGCCGCTGGCTTTTCGGCGAACGAGATCGATGATGCAGCCCGTGTGCTTAAGGGGACGCTGGGTGACACGGCCGAGTCGTTCAAGGCGCTACAGGTTGTGCTCGACTATGGTGCGCCCAACAAGATCAAGTATGGCTTGAGCGCTGAGGACAACCAAAAGCAGGTCGAGGCCGTTCTGCATTCGGCCAAGGTGCTCGGGCATGACCACAATGCTGTGGAACTGAAAGCGGACTTCGATGAGTTGGCTGCGCTGCGGGAACGGACCGATGGCGAGATCGACGCTGTACGCCGCGACACATTCATCTCCGCCTTGGGCGATACCGCGACGCAAATGAGCCGCGACGGTCGGGCCAAGCTGTTTCCATTGATGGAACGTTTGACCCCGGACGCCGCCGCCGCTGCGATCAATGGGCTGTCGCAACACCTGCTGATGGGTAAGGCGACCGATGCGGAAGGGGCTGCTGCGCATGCCTACGGATTGGTAGACGAGAAGCGCAATGAGGCGGAACTACGGCGGATCTATCACGGAAATTGGACCAAGCACCGCGAAAGCGTGATGGCCGGGAGCTTAGTCCAGGCCGATATGCTGCGCGCTGACACAACGGAATGGCTTGCAACAGTACTCTTGCCCGCCTTGAAAAAGCGCGGGCGGACGTCGGAGATCCAAATCAAGGAGGCGCTGGCGGAAATCCTGCCCGACCCACTTGCGGCTGCCGACTTGACCAAGCTGGCAATGCAAAGGGAGGAGGTCGAAGAGGGGCTCAAGCGCTTGCGGGGAACGCCGGGCGCGCATACCCAAGCGGTGGCGGCAGCCAATTCGGATATTGCGCCTTTCATCACGCAGCACGCCCAAGCTGAAACGTTGAAGGCGACGGCTGGGACGGCCGCGCAACCTACGCAACGTACCATAGCCAAGCGCGAGGCTACCGCTTTTCACGGCATAGACAAGGCGATGCATGACAATCCCGGTGCGGCGTCGGCCATCATGGGTGGACTGGCCGGCCTGGGCGAGGTGGGAAAACTAGTTGGAGCGGCGGCGACAGGGGCGCTCATCGCTCAGCCGCTGGCGTCGATCACCGGCGGGCTCGGCAAAGGTGCCTTGCGAGTGGCCGGCTCGCTCTTCAAGAAGGAGGCTGCAGGTGCTACCGCCAAAGCGGCGGAAACTGAGGTCGCAGCGTTGTTGCGCGCACCTGTCGCTGCTGCAGCACGCGGAGCTGCTGTGGCTGGCGAAACCGCGCTGGCCGGTGCGGAGGGCGTTGCCGCCCGCGGTGCACTGGCATTGGCGGGCGGGACCGTGGCCACCAGTGCCGCGGCCCTGGCGACGGCCGGCTACGTGGGTTGGAAGGTTGGCGGTTTGATCAATAGCGGGATCGACTATGTGGTCAAGCGCACGACCGGCGAGGATTCGCTGGGGGCGTGGATCAACGACAAGGTGAATGGCAAGGTCGATACCTCGCCTTTGCCACAGGTGACGCGACCTAGCGTGCCCAAGTCCGCAGCCACCGTACCGCTACCTTCCGCTGCGAGCCCGAATTCCCGAGAGTCAGCCACCCCATGGCAGGCGCTCAAGGACGAGATTGCCGGGCTTCGCGCTGACATGGCTGTGCTGGCGCAGCGGCAGGTTTCGATGGTGGCGGATGGGCGTGAGATTGCCCGTGTTGTCACCAATGTGCTGGGTAGGGAGATGCAGAAGGCCGCGGTGAGTGGAGCAAGAGTCGACACGACGCGCCGCGCCTATCCAGCGGGGCATGGGCGCGGCGCGTAAGGGACTGCTTGCTGTGAACGGTGAAATGTGGGGCGTCGCGTAGTCCCGCGTTTCACCGTTATCCACGTAATACATTCAATTCGATGAGAGCGAGATAGCTTTGGCCGATCTTTCCGATGCCATCAATACCCTGGTTGCGCAGGTGGCGCAGACGATTTATCCGAACGGGACGGCGCAGGTTTCTGCTACCGGTGTGCCGACCTTGATCTATGCGGGGGCGCCCAGTGCGGCGCAGCTGGATGCCGATCTGGCCGGCTTCTCGAACGGGCAGGGCGGGCGGCTGCATGTGTCGGTGTCGCCCGGTAATACGGAGCGGGTGACGACGCGCTATTCGACGGACTGGCAGACCTTGGCGATCAATGTGCCGAACCTGGCGCTGGCGATCGCGGGGCAGGCCGTGACCGTGGCGGGCGGTGGGCAGCCGTTTGCGCAGGTGGCGAGCGTGTTTGTGAATGGCTTGCCTTACCCCTATAGCGTGCAGCCCGGCGATACGCCGACCAGCATCGCGACGGCGCTTGCGACCTTGATCGGTGCCGTGGTGCCGGGTGTGACGAGCAGCGGCGCCGTCGTCACTTTGCCCGCTGGTGCTGTGCTTGGGCCGGCGCGGGTGGCGGGCTCGGGCAGCATGTTCCGCGAGCTGGGGCGGCAGGAGCGGGTGGTGCAGGTGCGCGTATGGGCGGATACGCCGGCGAACCGCGATGCGACGGCGAGGCTCATCGATACGGCACTGCGTGGGACGCCTTTTCTGACCATGCCGGATGGCTTGGCGGCGCGGCTGTATTACTCGGGCACGCACCAGGAGGACATGCTGCAGAAGGCGAATCTCTATCGGCGCGATCTGGATTACTGCGTGGAGTATGCGACGACGCAGGTGCAGGCAGTGGCGCAGATTGCGCAGGTGGAGACGACGGTGGTGGATGTGGCGGGTGGGGCAGTCTTGGCGAGGTTTGAGTAGGTTCGACTAGCAAATGCCGTCATTCCCGCGAAGGCGGGAATCCAGGGCCTGTTTGATGCTGGGCGCGTGAAGCAACCTGCGGTTGCTACTGGGCTCCCGCCTTCGCGGGAGCGACGGTTCAAGGGTGTACGGAGATCGTGCGCTCCGTGGCCGCCAATCATTCGGCGCAATGCTTCGCAATTGCGCCATACATTGCATTTGAGGGAAGCGGTCTGCTTCCCTTTTTCATTTCAGATAGGACATTCCATGGCAATTCAGCTTGTCGTGGTGCAGCCGTTCGGTGTGCACCAGCGTGGCGAGGTGATCGCGGATGCCCAGCAGGTTGCGGCCGTCTTGGCGGGCGACCTGGCGGGGCATGTGGTCAAGGTTGTGGTTGCGGATTCAACCGAGGCGGTAACGCCGAAACAGAAAGCGAGTGACGAATGAGTGTAGTGCAAGCGGGTGCGATCAATACGACGGCGCTGATCGTGCCGGACATCTATGTACAGATCATGCCGCCGTCCGTGGCTTACCTGAATGGCCTGCCGACCAATATCCTGGGCATAGTCGGCACGGCGACCTGGGGGCCAGTGAATTCGCCGACCGTGGTGGCGAGCATGGCGGACTATGCGAACAAGTTCGGTGCCTTGCAGGCGCGCAAGTACGATGCGGGTACGGCCGTCGCGGCGGCGGTGCTGCAGGGTGCCTGCAATATGCGCATCGTGCGCGTGACGGATGGCACCGATACGGCGGCGATGGCGACGCTGGGCACCAATGGCCTGACGGTGACGGCGAAGTATTCCGGTTCGCTGGGCAACGGCATCCAGGTGACGCTGGCGGCCGGTACGGCGGCGAATACGACGAAGGTGATCGTGGCCTTCCCGGGCCAGACGCCGGAGGTGTTCGACAATGTGGCCGGTACGGGCAACGCGTTGTGGGTGGCGCTGGCGGCGGCCATCAACAATGGTACGAGCACCTTGCGCGGGCCGTCTCAGTTTGTGGTGGCCTCGGCCGGTGCTGGGACGACGGCACCGACGCTCGGCGCGACGCCGCTGGCAGGTGGCACGGATGGCGCAGCCGGTGTGACCGGTACGACGCTGGTGGGTCAGGACATCGTGCCACGCCAGGGCATGTATGCCTTGCGCAATACGGGTACGAGCATTGCGATGCTGGCTGATTGCGATGCGAGCGCGACCTGGTCGTTGCAGCTGGCTTACGGCCTGTCGGAAGGCACCTACATGATCATGACCGGCCCGGCCGGCGATACGATCGCGAATGCGACGGCGACCAAGGCGACGGCGGGCATCGACAGTTATGCGGCCAAGCTCCTGTTCGGTGACTGGGTGTATTTCAACGATACGGTGAACGGGCAAATCCGCGTGATCTCGCCGCAGGGCTTCGTGGCGGGCCGCCTGGCGAATATGTCGCCGGAGCAGTCGAGCCTGAACAAGCCGCTGTACGGCATCGTGGGCACGCAGAAGAGCTATGCGAACCAGTGCTATAGCGCGGCGGAGCTGACGCTCCTGGGCCAGGCGGGCATCGATGTGATCACGAACCCGTCGCCGGGCGGTAGCTA